TGGTTGCGTGACTCATGCGCCTTGATAGAATCAACAAATCGGTGTATGTGTAAACTCATTTTTTAAGATATGGGTTGAGATCAGGTGGCGTCCAGCCTACAGGTTTGAGTACCTTACCATCTTCGCGCTTGCGAACCTTGCCGGTGTCTCGATCAATCTTGGCAAAGTTAGTTTTCATGACTTCTTTCCAAGCACCTTCGGCATCTGCGCCCATACTGTGTAATGCACCAATAGTAACAACCAAAATGTCAATAAGTGCATCAACAGTTTCGACTTGGTCGTGTGCTGTGATTGCATCAGCCAATTCGTTGGCTTCTTCTTCAATCAATGTAACATACAAGTTAAATTGATCTTTGTTAAACTCGTTGACACTTTGGTCGCAAGCCTTCATAAATTTTTCTTGATCTCTAAACGGATTGGTCATAAGTTCTCCCGAAGTTCCCAAAGTGCTACCCAGCCATTAGATTTTGGAAAATAACTGGTTTGTAATTTATGTGATATTTTTAAATCATATCCCATATTTGACAGTGATTGATTAATAATAAAGAAGGGAGTTTTAAAATTGACCCCACAATGCTTCCAAGATTTTCGAAGTTGTCTCGACCCGCTGATATTAATATCTTCTGGTAGATAAGCTAACGGATGCTCGGCAGTTACACAATCAAGCATTATGTATTTTGGTGTATTATAATTTACAAATAGTTCCAACAGATGCAATGAACTATGATGATGATACAACACACCAAAACAAATTACAACATCAAATGGTTTAGCATCTCTCATAAGCCAAACATCATCAACCACAACTTTGTCTACTCCAGGAATATCTTCTAATGTAGATTGGTGAACTATATTCCCTTCAATGCATTCTAAGTAACATGGTGCATGTTTTGCAATTAATTTAGTGTGTTTTCCAACATGCGGCCCTACTTCAAGTACTCGAGCATTAGCACATACCTTCAAATAGTTTTCATCTATAAAATTATAATATTCAGTCTCATTACCAGTAACAGTTTTTACATCTTCTTTAAAGTCATAAGGATGCATTTGCTTGCTCCTCGGTGTAAAATGGTCCTTGATAGGTATAACGTTCTAGCACAATTAGTTTGGGATTCTGTAGCACTTTCCAACTGCGATGTTGTTTGATCGAATACCATCCGGCAGCAAACCATGATTTGCTTTTGGTTGTTTTGGTAAACAACGGCAATTTTAACTGCACATTCCACATGCCATTGTGTGTTCGGCAACCTGTAGGATAACCATGCACACAATCTTTTGGAATAGGCGTGACATGTTCTGGTTCAGCAAATTCAATGTTGGCCTGTCGGCGCAACATTCGAATGGTTTTAAATTTAGCAACCTTGTTGCGGATGGTAAGAGCAAACCCACCATCTACAGCTTGAACGTTGCCAATTTTTTCATCGTCTTGTTTGAGTATCCAGTATTGATTGTCAATTACCGGTTTTGCTACTATCATTTTAACACTCCTTGATATGTTTGATTCAGCCAGCGACCAATTGGTTCGGCTTGGTCACTCAGCTTGGTAAGCTCATACTTGCCACAGAACTTGAGAAAGTGTGCGCCCACCATCCCTATGTCTTTGTTACTGACTTGTTCACCAATCACAGCATCCACAGTATCTTTTACTTCTTGTGGTTGTGCAGTAAGGTCAATTAGTGTGACATTGCGTTCGTAGTCTTCGAGCACCTTGTGTTCTTTTTCTTCGTGGTCGGTCCAACGTTGCAACATGAGATTGTTCCAATTGTAGCCTTTTTTGTTGCGATCAATTGTAGCCTTTTTTGTTGCGATCTTCAAATGCTTCTGTAATGCCTACACGATTCTTTGTGCCTTTTACTGGTGCACCAGGGTATGCTGAGAACACATTGTCGCCGGGATCACCGCGCACACATTTCAAGAACAGCACCCATTTCTGATAGTCAGTTGGGGCCACAAAGCTCCGGTCGGCTTTGCCTACTTTGATCTTTGAATTGCTTTCGATTGTGAAACTCAATTTGTTGCCTTTGGCATCAGTTACGCCATCAATACTGAACAGGTGGTCGTTTATGCCATTGTACAATTGCACATTTGGTGCAACCAACTGAACGAAGTCTGAATCACTGCTGACAATAATATGTTCATCTTGGGGGTGTAGTGCAATCCAGCGGCCTATGATATCGTCCGCTTCTGCTGTTGCGCAACGAATCACGCTACAATTTGTTTTCTCAGACAAGTATTTAGTCAGCTCATCATAGGTTTCCCAAAACAACTTGTCCTCTTCTGCTTCAGTTTCACTCATGGCACCACGGGCCACAGCACGATTAGCTTTGTAGGGCTTGTAGTGATCTTTACGCCAGCTACGCCCTTCTAGTGCAAAAACCACATGGTCTACACCAAAACGCCTAGCTACTTTATTTGCACTCATCATGGTCAAGTGCAGTGCAAAGCCTAATTTAGTCCATGTGTCGCTGGCCCTGTGTGCTGAATGGCGGGCACGGAAAAACATGTTAGCAGTATCAATCAGTAGATATTTCATTAGGGCGGTCCAGAAGTTTGTGTTCCTTCAAGTATTGTAACACATATTCCGACCAAAATCTATGACCATCGGCTCCAAAGTGATAACTTTTGGGATTCACATGCTCAAATCCGTTGTTTTTTAGTATGGCATTCCAACTGTGGTCTCTTGAATATGGCTCAATGTAATGCCCTTGCCAATCTCTTAGATTAAATAAATCACTAAATGTACTGTTGCCACTGTAGAATAAATGTCGTACATTTAGATCTTTCAACCGACAATGCAGGTGCCATATTTTGTTATGCCATTCATCTGTTTTTTGAGTCCAGTTGACATCCAAAATGTACTGACGATACCTATCTTCAAGCTCTGGTGGTACCATGTCCACACCACTGGCGTTTACTTGATAGCATCGGCCTTCATACTCCCATTCTTCTCGTTCCCAAGTGGTCCATTGGATTACCATCACAGTGTCATACAAACGGCTATAGTTCTCATGAATCCACTTGTTAGTGGTACGCAGTATGCGGTCATTGCTGGCTGCTGACTCAGCATCACAGTAAAATTCAGTGTTGAGCATTCGGCTCAATTGCTTGCCCCAGCTGGCTTCCAAGTTGATTGGATGAGGTCTACGGTCAATGCCATATCTACCATCATCCACAGCAAAGCAATCAGGCACCACTGCTTCGGCAGCCGCTGTATGGCTGCATCCATTTACATACAAGATCATTTTTGTAGCAGTACTTTTTCGGTCTCTGCGGCAACCACACGCTTGCGCAGGCTACTGGATGAGAATGAGTGATCTCGGCCGTTGAATACTAGTTCAATCCCGCGGTCATAGCATTCGTCGCGACCGGTAAAGTCTTTGTGTTCGTATTCTACTCCCAGTACTCGCACATCTAATGGCAGAATTAGTAGAAGGTCACGTAGATCTTGTTCGGTTTGGTACACAACAACTTCATCAACGTAACGGCATGCAGCCAGCTGTATCTGTCTCTCCACAATACTTTGTATCGGACGATTCTTAGTCTCAGGCCTATCGATAGTTGGGTCCGTTTGGAGCCCACAGATGAGGTAGTCACAGTGATTTTTTGCTTCAGAAAGCATGGCAATGTGGCCTGCGTGGAGCATGTCAAAGGTTGAGAAAGTGATGCCAATTTTTTTGCCTTCTGCTTTGAGTTGTTTGATGTGATTGAATATCATGATACCTCGCTCCTGCCATCGCCAAGATCTCGCTTTTGAACATACATGCCGGAGTTCTTGATGGCTTGTTCTTGTTCCCATGTTTCCATCACAACATGGCGGCATACATTTTGAAACCAACGGTCAACAATGTCCCCATCAGTGTCTGTAGGTTTCATCATATAGCCAGCCTTTACCAGTCGAGCCACAAAGATTTCATTCCAATCCAACTCAAATGCACCTTGATGCAGATTGTCAGGATCCACATCCATACTGAGCACAGCCACGTAAGGTTCTCCCTTTTCAGTAGCAAGTTGTTTTTCAGTTTTAGCTGGTGGTTCGGCAACTCTAGGCTTAGTGACTTTTTCTACCACAGGTGGTGGTTTCTTTTGAGATTTTTTAAACCAATCAAACATCAATCCTACCCCATTTAATTTTTAACCAAATACGTTCCATACTGTATTGCAAGAATGCTAACACAATATGGATTGCAACTGCATCACCCAGTCCGGTCCACAATGCAGTAATCAGCAATGCAGCAATTCGATAAGTTAGAGTTCGGATCCATGTTCTTGTATGAGTTTCTGACATGTTATTTGCCCCATCCATTACCCCAGAGGTCCACATGCAATCGTGGGCTGTACCAATAACCTCGTTTGAGTGCTTCGTCGGCAACGTGAATTCTATTGCCATCATACACACTCACAACACCGCCAACAGGCATCACAAAAACTGGTCCGCTAAATCCACGGGTTCGATAGTCGTCAACTACTAGATCAAGCTCTTTGAAATCATCAATGTGACCAACAACAAACTTCAAATAGGTAACACCGTGAGTTTCGTAATCCCAAATAATGTCAGGTTTGATAGCATCTTCATACTTTTCACCACTGACACTAAGTTTAGGACTTACTGAGAATGTGATCTCGCCAAACCATTCAGACAGATACTGTTTGAATTCTCTTGTGAGTTCTTGAGTACCATTGGTTTCAAATGTAATGTGTCGCAGTCCACGTTCGTGCAACAGATTCAACAGTTCAGGATATGCACGTTGCCAACCTAGCAATGGCTCGCCACCTGTGATCACAAGATGCACTGAATTGCCGTTTGGTTGTTGCCAGTGGCCATTGGGCAACAGCGCAGCCATTTTGTCAACTAACTCTTGTGCTGTGTATGTGGGACTTAGATGTTTAAAGTCAGGATGCCAACTTGCATACGAATCGCATCCTGTATTAACCAACGGGAGCTCTTCAAAAGTCTTGTAGAGATGAACGCTCTTTGCGACGTCATCTGCCTCAGTGCTCTTATCACCGGGTTGGCATCCAAATCCCGAACACGTAAAGTTGCAACCGAAGGTTCGTAAGAAGATAGAAGGAACTCCAATATAGCGTCCTTCGCCCTGAGCAGAATAAAATAGTTCACTTACTTTTAATTTCATTGTTTATAACCTTGTTACCTTTGACATTCCCGACTTGCGGGGATTCTTATTTAGATTGATACTTTCATCATGCATTTTAACACGAGTAGATTGTTTTGTCACCCAACCCGGTAATACTGCATCTAAATAGGCCAAATGTTCTTCGGGGCTGGGATGTGGGTCACCGTTTCTATTAGGATATCCAGTGTTTTTAAATACAGTTTTGTCATACCCTGGTTTGATACTTAAAACCACATTTTCGTACAATCGCATGACATCTCTGTGTTTGCTAACATTGTCGGACGGAAATGGCATGGCCATTAATTCTACCATACTCAAAAATTCCCATTTTAGATTGTGTCGAGATTCCAGTAGAGTTTTAACTGCTTTGATGCATGCCAGATCTCTAATTAGGAATCCTCTTTCATCCATGTGTGTTTTAAGGTATTCTTTGTTAAACACATTGGTTGCGAAGTGTGCATTTCCGGGTGTGTGCCATCGACCGTCAACATATCGATCCTCTCGATCTAAACTGGTCCAGCATACAACAACAGTATCTCCGTCACCAAAACAATGCCTTTGATCAGCCTCCATGACTGAATTGAAAATATATTGATTTCCTCCTCCTGCCTGGCCCCAATTTTCAAAGTGATCAAATTCTGGAGCAAGACAATCTGCCCAGGTGCTCCAGCGATAGTTTGTAAAACTACAACCAAACGTAAACAGTCGGCGCATTGTTAGGCTGCTAGTTTTGCCCTGGCGCCAGCATCTCCGCGTTTGGCAACGTCTACCTGCGTGTCAGCGTTCAAGCATTCAACTGTGGCTTTTCCAAAATTTCTACGTCTAGCAAAATAAAATAGTTCTAAGAAACGTGGAAAGCTCATAGTTTTATCTTCTGGAAACTCCAGTTGATATTCTCTTGGCGCATGTACAAGTTTGTGATCAAAGCTGAGATATTCCCAGATGTTGTAGTCTAATTCTAAAACCTCAGGATAAGTGTTCATAGCATCGTAAGCCACATGGTATCTGCGTTGGAATCGCATGATGTTCTCCAACAACACAGGCGGTAAATCATAACGACTCATGAACTTTTCTAACATGTCAAAGATATTGTGATTTTGTTTTTCCACATGCATGTTCAACACAGTTCTGTGTATGAGGTTCCATCCGTGAATTTCAATGCCAATCTTGGGATGATTGATTCGGCCATTGGTCATCCAACTGCGATAGTACTCGCGAACTTCTTCTTGTTCGCGGTGGATCCATTCATGACCTTGCACGTATTCAAACAGGTCTGCATAAAACTCGCTGTAGGGCACACCCTGATACTTGAACACCAATCGACTCAACAGTGTGCTGATGCCATTGATGTGGAAGGTATTGATAAACCATGAAAAAATATGTGCTTCCATCATGACATCAAACGGCATGTCTTTGGTGCCAGTGATAATGTCAATGGCTTCTTCAATGTGTTCGTTGGAGTATGATCCAGAAAAATAGTCTGTTACACTTTGATTGGTAATCTTAAACAACTTCTTCTGCAACAGGTTCATTTCGGCATTTTCCAACAACTGAGCCTGGAACACCGTGAGACCAGTATGATTGCCCATTTCAAACAAAGTCCAAAAGTTTTTCTTCCAAGACTCAAGACTTTCACCAGGTAGGCCCAAGATAAGTTCAGTGTAGGTTGGAA